CCGGCAAAAGCTACAGCCTGGCCACCCTGGGGCTGTTCTTCGCCTATGTCATCGGCGCCGACATCACCATCCTGGGCGGGTCGCTGGCCCAGTCGAACAACGTGCACGAGTACATGAGCAAGACGATGGAGTTCGACGGCATCCCGAACTCGATGACCATCGACCAGACTGCGACGAAGACCAAGCTGACCAACGACGGCCGGATCCGCCCGCTGCCCGCCTCCCAGCGCAACGTCCGCGGCCCGCACCCGTCGATCCTTTTGATCGACGAGGCCGACGAGATGGACCTGGACATCTACGACGCCGCGCTGGGCCAGCCGCTGCCGCAGCGCAACTACCTCAACGAGACGGTGGACACCTTCACTGTGGTGTCCTCCACCTGGCAGAACCCGGACGGCGCCTTCACCGAGATCCTGCGGCGGGCCGATGAGAAACATGAGCCGTCGTACAAGTGGTGCTACCGGGAATCGGCGAATCCGGTGGACGGCTGGCTGACCCAGAAGACCATCCAGGAGAAAAAGGACTCGGTCTCCGCGGAGATGTTCCGGGTGGAGTACGACCTGGGCGAGCCGTCCATCGGCAACCGGGCCTTCGACAGTGATGCCGTGGAGCGGGCCTTCTGCCTCAAGTTCACCCCGACCGACAAGGTGGGCACCGGTCCGGGCTACCTCGAGCACAAGGAGCTCAAGGACTTCGAGGAATACCGGTTCGCCCGCCGGGCCGACGGCGCCCAGTACGTGGCCGGCGCCGATTGGGCCAAGGAGCAGGACAAGACGGTGATCTGGGTGGCCCGGATCGACGGGCCGCAGCGCGAACTCGTCTACTTCCTGCGGGCCAACCGGCGGCCCTACCCGCAGATGATCGGCTATCTGAACAAGGCGATCTCCTACTACCGGGTGCCGCTCAAGGGCGTCTGGCACGACTCGACCGGCCTGGGCAACGTGGTCAACGACTACCTCGACATCCGGGCCCGGCCGTTCCCGATGACCGGGGACAAGCGGGCCATCCTGCTCTCGGACTACGTCAATGCGGTGGAGAAGGGCACCTGGCGCATCCCTCGGATCACCAGCGCCTTCATCGAGATGAAGTACTGCAGCACCGGCGACCTGTACAGCTCCGAGAAGAAGTACCACCTGCCGGACACGGTGTGCGCGGCTGCGCTGGCCGAGTATGCGGCCAAGCGGTTCACCGGCACCGGTGCCCCGGTGGTGGTCAAGCGCAGCACCGCCCCGACGTCGCTGGACAAGGAGTTCACCGGCCTCGAGAAGCCCGAGCACGCCGAACTGCAGCCGCTGGGCAAGCCGGGATTCAACCTGGTGGTGGATTGATCCTCGCATCTGGCCGGTCTGCCCAGACTGAGGTAATGAGGGGTGACCGCCTGTGACGCGACCTGGGTACAACCTGGATCAGCTCGACGCCGACATCACCGACGAGATCAAGAACCTCTCGCCGATGCTCGAGGTCGGCGCGACCGGCCTGTCCCGTTCCGGCGGGTACATCACCGACGAGTTCCTGCCGCAGCTGCGGGGCCGGCAGGCGGTCAAGGTCTACCGGGAGATGAGCGACAACTCGGCCATCCTGGGCGCCTGGATCTACACGGTCAAGCAGTTGCTCCGGCAGATCGAGTGGCGGGTGGAACCGGCCTCCAGTAAGCCGGCGGACAGGCAGAACGCGGACTTCTTCGAGGAATGCCTCGACGACATGGAGGAGACGTTCGCCGACTTCATCTCCGAGGCCTGCTCGATGCTGGTCTACGGCTGGTCCGTGCACGAGATGGTCTACAAGCGCCGGCTGGGCCTGTGGAGCCCCGACCCGCGGCACAAGAGCAAGTACAGCGACGGTCGCCTGGGCTGGCGCAAGATGCCCATCCGCGGCCAGGAGTCCCTGCTGCGCTGGGTGTTCGCCGAGAACGGCGATGTCGAGGCGATGGTGCAGATGCCGGCGCCGAGCTACCAGAAGCGGGTGCTCGGCATGCGCCGCTGCCTGCTGCTGCGGCCGGATCTGAACAAGGGCTCGCCTGAGGGCCGCAGCCTGCTGCGCACGGCCTACCGGTCCTGGTTCATGACCAAGCGATTCGAGGAGATCGAGGCGGTCGGTGTCGAGCGCGACCTGACCGGCCTGCCGGTGGCCTTCGTGCCGCCGAACGTACTGAACCCCCGGCCGAACAGCGACGACGCCAAGATGCTGGAGGCGGTGAAGAAGGCGGTCACCGCAGTCCGCCGCAACGAGCAGGAGGGCCTGGTCTGGCCACTGGTCTACGACGACGACCGGAACCTGCAGTACGACTTCAAGCTGCTCACCTCCGGCGGCAGCCGCCAGTTCGACGTCGGCGGGATCATCCAGCGGTACGAGACCCGGATGTTGATGTCGGTGATGGCCGACTTCATCATGACCGGGCACGAGAACTCCGGGTCCAGCTACGCGCTGCACACCGACAAGTCCGGCATTTTCGAGACCGGGGTGAACGGTATCGCCAAGGCCTTCGCCGACCCGTTCAACCGCAAGGCCATTCCGCAGCTGTTCAAGCTCAACGGGATGCAGCCCGACGACCTGCCGAAGCTGGTGCCCAACAACGTGAACCCGCCGGACCTGGCCCAATTGGCCGCGTTCATCCAGGCCACCGCCAGCGCCGGGATGACCTGGTTCCCCGACGGTGAGCTGGAGCAGTTCATCCGCGATGCCGCGCAGCTGCCCAAGGTCGACCCGCAGATCATCGAGATCCACGACGTGCAGATGCGCCAGCAGGCGATCATGGCGCTGGCCCAGCAGAAGATGGAATCGCTGCAGATGCAGCAGCAGGCGATGACCGGCCAGCAGGGCCTGGTACAGGGCGACCAGCAGATCGCCGGCACCGACCAGACCCAGCAACTCGAGGCGGCCACCGCCAAGAAGGAGCTCGCGGCACCCGTGGCCAAGCCGAAGACCACCGCCAAGGGCAGGGGAGTGGGTACCCGATGAGCACCCGTCCCGCGGCCGGAAAGGCTATGTGAGATATGCCCGTCAAGAGCCAGGCCCAGTTCCGCGCCATGCAGGCCGCCGCCCACGGCAATTCGACCCTGGGTATCCCGTCCAAGGTCGGCCGGGAGTTCGCCGACACCACTTCGAAGAAGAGGCTGCACAAGCTGCCGGCCCGGATGCACAAGAGTGCGGATCCGGCGTTCGACCAGCGTGCCGCCGACACCGTCTACAAGGCGATGACCGCGATGGACCCGGACACCGCACTGGTCTTCGGCCGGATTCTGGTCGCCGACGCGGTCTACCACGACCTGCTGGCGCACCGCGGCGAGCTGGCGAAGATGGCTGCCGACCAGGCCGCCGAGCGGGCCGAGACGCTCAAGCGGTACTACACCCGCACCGCGGTGAGCAAGGCCCGGCGCGGCGCGGACAACACCCACGAGATCGCCTGCCTGGTGGAGATCGGCAAGGCGTTCGCCTTCACCGCCGCCGACCGGGAGCGCTACGCCCGGGGCCGTACCCGCGAGCACGGCCGGTTCGTCCAGGAGCACCGGGCCATCGACACAGACCCGGCAGCCACCCCGATCACCGACTCCAAGCACCTGGACCGGATCGGCGTGCCGAAGGCGCAGATGGCCGACGGCACCGAACTCAAGGGCGCCGACCTGGCCCACTACCAGCAGGCCTACGGCCAGATCATGGACATGGTCGGCAACTTCCGCAATCCGGAACTGGGTGCGGTGCTGCACCTGAAGGTCGAGCGCAACGGCACCACCCGCGACGAGCAGGTGCCGGTCACCGGCAAGCAGCCCCGGATCGCGGAGAAGCTCAAGCCGAACGACCGGATCACCTCCGCGGCGGTGTCGGTGGTTCCTTCGCCGACCGCGGCGGGGGCCACCTTCGACGCACTGGCCGCGGCCGGTGCCCCGCGCCTGGGTGCGGCCGCCGCCGATCTGCACGGCGGAGTACTCAGTCCCAGCCGGCTGCGGGAGTTCAACCAGGCCCGGCAGACCGTCGAGCCCAACGAGAACTTCTCCGCGGGGGCCCGGGCCTTCGGGCGGCTGGAGCGCGGGTCCTCGCTGCTGCAGGACAGCCTGGGTCCGGCCGCACCGCCGCACCTGCAGTACGCGCTGGCGGTGGCCAACCACATCGGCCAGCTCGGGCCCGAGGCGCAGAAGGTGCTCGGCCCGACGGCCGACCGGATGGCCTACCGGTACCGGGGCACCGAGCGCACCACCGACCCGACGCTGGCCCGCGCCTTCGGCCAGCTGCGGCGGCCCGGCCGCACCGCCAAGGACGTGCGGGACGCGGCGGTCGGCGGCATCGAGAGCCCGCGGGACGGCTGGGATCCGGGGCCGGTGCTGCGGTACTTCCATCGGCAGCTGCCCAGCCCGGACCTGAACGAGTTGCAGCGAAAGTCCGGGGTGATCCCGCCCAGCGAGGGCATCATCATCGGCGCCGACGGGCAGATCACCCACCAGAGCGTCGGGTTCGCCGACGACTGGTACCTGCCGTTCAATCTGCGGCACCTCAAGGCGCTCAAAGGTGGGGAATACATCCGGACCCGGACCTTCGGCGGTCCCAGCACCGAGGACATCTATACCGGGCTGGTCTCCGGCGCGAGGTCGCTGACCGTGGTCAGCCACAGCGGGGTGTTCACCGTCGACTTCGACCGGAACCTGCGCGGCGGCCGGCGGTTCAACGACAAGGCGGCCCGGATGGTCGCCCGCTACGGCCAGCTACTGGACGCGGTGCGTTCCGAACAGGTCAGCCGGGGCGGCATCTCACCGAGTCGGATGGCCGAACTGAACGACCAGGCCCGCCGGTTCGAACCGGACACGAAGTCCGAGGCGTTCCGGTCCCGGCTCCGCGAACTGCGGACCGCCGAACAGGAGAACCCGCAACTCTCGGTCGCCGAGACCAATGCCGCCGCGATGGACTGGCTGAAGAACGAGGCGGCCTTCCAGCGCACCGCCGACGGCCGGGAGATGACACCGGCCGAGCTGGTCGGCGAGGCGATCAACCGGCAGGCCCAGACCGAGTACAACACCGGTCGCAACCAGGCCGCGGCCATGGGGGTGCGGCCGGTGATCTCCGAGGAGGAATATCGCACCGCGGCGCGCCAGCAGGTCTTCGGGAGCACACCCACGGACGAGATCACCGCCGCACACGTCGCCGCGATCGCCGGGATGCTCGGCAAGACCGACCGGTTCAACCGGGCGATGCGGCAGGCGAACGACGAGAGTGCCAAGCGGGCCCGGGCACTGCGGCTGGACGGTGCCGGCTACGAGGCCGCGCTCAACGCCCTGCAGGAGCAGTTCCCGTACTACCTCACCACGCACTACCAGCCATGGCGCGGCAGCATGGGCATCGAGGCGCTGACCGCCCGGAGCCGGGAGGGCACCGCGGACACCGGGTATGTGGCGCCCCGGCACAACCGGCCGCAGGCCGCCCAGGCCGGGTACTTCAACGACCGGGTCGGCCAGGGCAAGGTCGAGGCGTCCAGTACCCGGTACCAGAACTTCCGGGTGCACGGTGGCAAGCTCCGGGAGCCGGACGAAAACAAGGACAGGGCCAAGGACAGGAACGGCACTTCCGGCACCGCCGGCACCACCAGATCCTCGAACGTGCCCGATGCCGACGCCCGGCGGGCAGCCAACCTGTCCATGCTCGACGAGCTGCTGAGCCATGAGACCTTCGGGCCGAACGCCAAGATCGGCAACGTCGACAACAGTTACCGCAGCATCAGGGACGAGATCAAGGCCCCCGGATTCCCCGGCGGCCCGCTGAAGGTGCTGTACGGCAAGGACCGGGGCGAACTGGAGAGCATGCCGGACAAGGACCTGGAGTCCCTGATGGACGCGGTGCTCAACATGTCCACCGGCCCGGAGAAGGTCCTCGCGATCCCCGAGTCCAAGATCAGGGAGTACAAGAACAAAGGCAAGGCCAGCGCTGCGGCGACCCCGCCGCCGAACAGCCTGGGCGAGCTGGTGCGCGGGTTCGGCAGGCAGGACTTCGACTTCCCGGGTATTGCCTTCGACCCGGCCCGGGCCAGTGTTGCGGACATCGAGAACGCCTACCGGGACTCGCCCGACATCAAGCGACTGGTCGACCGCGGTGAACTGCCGCAGCTCGACGACCAGGCATTCCCGGCCAAGATCGAATCGCTGCGGGACCGGCTGCGGGAGGCGGACAGCGCCAACGTGCGAGCCCGGAACGGGGGGCGGCAGCCCGACCGGGACCAGTTGGCCCAGGACACCCGGGACGCCACCGCGATGGTGAAGGCCCGGCAGCTGCGGGACAACTGGCTCAAGGCCCAGACCAGGGAGGCTGCCGCGTCGACCTCGGAGGCGGCGTCGACGGCCGGCACCACCACCAACCAGTTCATCAACCTCTCCGGGATGACCCCCGAGGAGCAGCGGCAGGCGCTCGGGCTGTGACTGCGACCGCCGTCCCCGATACCCACCAGGCGGCGGTCGAGCTGGCCGCCACCGTGCTGTGTATCCAGCAGTGTGTCGGGCGCGCGCTATCCGGGCAGGTACCGCATCTCGGGGATATCGCCGCGCAGGCCCGGGTGGCGTTTGGAACCAGGCTGGCCGACTGGCTGTCGATGGCCGTACCGGTGGTGCACCAATTGCTGGTGTTGCGCCCGGCCGGGGCATTGCCGATGGACGATGCCGAACTGGCCCCGCGGTATGCCGGTGAGCTCGGCGAGCAGCTGAACACCGACGCGGCCGACGCACTGGCGTTGGCAGTGGATGTGCTGACCTCCCGGGGCCAGCATCCCGACGTCGCCTGGCAGCGGGCGGTGGCCGGTTACGGCCTGGATGAGGCGGCCATGCGCGGGTATCTCGGTGCGGTGGTGGCGCCGGGTGCCGACGGGGTCGCGCCGCTGTTGGCCGCCAACAAGAAGATGGCAACCAAGGCATTGCTGGCCCAGGCCGAGAAGATCGGCAATCGGGAGGCCACCGCTTGGTCCACGCTGCCGGTGATCCCGCTGTCCAAGGCATATGACCCACAGGAGTCCCGGGACCGCCGGGGCCGGTGGACCGCCGGGGCCCGCGATGCGCCGGAGGTGAAGACCGAGGCGGGTTCGGGTGGTGACATCGTGGACCGGTTGCTCGGTGACGTGCAACCAGAACCCGAGCCCGGGAAATCGCGTTATGCCGCCGCGGAGGAAAACCGGTACGCCGAGAACCGGTACGCCGCTTCCCGTTACGGTGCCGAGAACCGCTACGCCGAGAACCGTTACGCGCAGAGCCGCTATGGCGCCCCGGAGCAGGATCGCTACACCAAGCCGGGGCCGGGGCCGACGACGCGGCGGATATTCCTGTTCGCGGCACAGCCGCCCAGCGCAGCCCCGCCGCAGTCGGAACCGGAGACCGCCGACGGCTACGGCATCTACCTGCCGCTGAATGACGTGGCGGCGTACTACGACGACTGGGACAACAGCCGCGACATCGGCACTGTCGAGATGAACTTCGGGGAGATTTCCGACGCCCTGAACGAGCACTACTCCCC